GCTGTATGATAAAAACGACTATGCGTGTGTGAAGTGCGGAGACAATACCGGAAGAAACCTCAATGCGGACCACATAGTGCCTTTTGCCTACATCCTAAAAAAGAACAACATTGAGACCGTAAATGAAGCCCTTAACTGTTCGGACCTCTGGGAATTATCCAATGGACGTACCTTGTGTGAGACTTGCCACCAAAAAACTACCACTTATGGGGTGAAGGCCGCTGAATATGATGAGTCCCCGTAATTTTCTGTGGAGGGGCTATGTCAAAACAAGATTACGAATCACTTGAAAACATGCTTTATAGGGGCTTCCTCACCTCTGAGGTAGTGGTCGGTGGGGTGCCTATTGTCCTGAAGACCCTCAACCGAGTCGAATACAATTTACTGGACCTGCATTCGTTTTCCATGTCGGATGAATGGGAAGATACGGCTAGCTATTTCTTAGCGTACTCTACCCTGTTTTTCAACCACACGAATGTCTTGCCTAACCGCCACGAGGTGATCCCCACCTTGGCGGAACACTATCGGTACATGCCTAAGTCCGTGTTGGTGGCCTTGCTTGTTGTCGCCAACCGTATCAACGGTAAGGCTGCCGAATGCCTCAAACAGGTGCAGGGGTACAGTTATGGTCCTCGGAGCCGCCAGATGTGGCAAATGACAAAAGGGTCTAACCTTTGTGACCCAAAGATCACGGGGTTTACGGGTACTGACCAGATGGGCCTTAATATGCACCAGCGGTTGTGGACCTATTTCAACGCGACCGAAGATGATGAAGTTAGTTACCTTCAGATGTATGGTTTGGCTAAGTTCGTCGTAAGTCCCCATGCACCCAAAGACGTCAAAAAAATGGACCAGAAGGATCGCAAAAAGATCCGTACACGGGACAAGAGACGTAAAGCACTGTTTGAAGGGCGGAGTCCGAACCTTATCCAAGAGGACAACCAGATCAAGATTACCAACGAAACAGCGGACGAACTTCTCGACCAGATGGAGCGTTCCATTCAGGGAGGTAAAGACTACCACGATTTGGTGATTGAACAGCACCGTAAAAAGATCCACGAGTCTTATGTTCGCCGCCGTGAAGAAGAGAAAGCCCGGCGTGAAGAAGCCCGCCGCAAGCGGATGGCACAGTATCAGCAAGAACTCGAAAGCGAAATCGACTTTGACGGGTACACCCCGGAAGAGATCGAACATTACCTCCGTGTGTCAGACCAGAGACGCCGTGAGAATCGCGCTGTTGCCGCCGAGCATACACCTGTCGAAGAACGCGAACGCAACCTTATCCGGTGGGGATTCATTGATGAGCAAGACGTTCCCGAAACCAGACGCCATTACTATCGTGAAGGTAGTGAGACGGCTGAACGGGGCAATGAGATCGAGAATCCACTCATAAAGGATAATTATGAAAGGGTATCCAACGATCTAAATCACCTGCGCCCACCTCGGTGGGACGACGAAGAATCGTGATCTAACTTATGGCAAATGACGATTTCACAAAGCTGATATTCGAGGTTGAGCAGCAGGGTGCTGCCCGAGTCGAACGGAGTTTCCGAAACATCGAAGGTGGTATCACCTCGGCGCTTCAGGAATATAAAAAATTCAATGTAGCTGCAGATCAATCTAGTGATGCTCTTCAGAAAAACACCACGGGGATGCGGAAATCCCTCGGCGCTCTTGAAAAAGTGATCGTCAAGACACGTGATAAATACTCTGGAATGTTCACGGGAGGTAAGCTCCGCCGCCAAGAAAAGCGAGTCCGGGAAATCACAAAGGAGATGGACAAGCTGTCAAAGGTCATGGCTTCGGGTAGTGAAGAGCAAAAAAAAATGGCCCGTGAACGTTTAGAGGACCTCAAGAAGGCTGCTGATTTTGAAGCGGCACAGACCGGAAAAGTGTTTCAGGAGCACAAAAAAGAATTCGATAAACTTGTCAACACGGAAAAGAAATCCCTTGCTTCATTGAGCAAAGAGGCAATGGGCGGGGGACTCCGGGGAATCAACCAGCTTCGTCAAGGCAATATATCCGGTTTCGCAGACACAGTTAAGGGTGGGGTTAGAAAAGGCGGTGAGCAAGCACGTAAACGTTCGTTTGACGCCGAGATGATGGGGGGTAAAGGGGCCGGAAAAGCTAACAAAAAACTCATGAAACTCCTAAAGACCTTCGGGAAAATGGCTGGGGGTATCGCTTTATTTGTGGGTGCGGCTGCGGCACTGGTCAAGATGTTCCTCGCCCTTGATCAAAAAATTGCGGACGTCAATAAATCAATGCTCAAGAACGTGTCATTGGTCGAAATGTCGAGTAGTCAATACTCAAGCATGGGTGAACGGATAGCCGACGCCGAATCGGCTATGCAAGATTTCCGGGATACGGTAATGACCAATGCTGATCTCCGTATGCTTGGCATGAAAGAAGAGGATATGGCTAGCACCCTGCAATCCCTTAACGAACAGGGGATGTTGTTGGGGGACCTTCGGGCACAGGGACATGACGCTGTCGACGCATTGGAAACCGCACAAGTGGCCGCTTTGAACCTCGGGGTGGACGCAAGCGAAACAGCATCTTTGATCGGAAAGTTGGCAGACGTATCCTCTGAATCCTTTGAGGAGGCAAAAGCGTCACTCACCCAAGTTATTTCGTTTGCACATGAAGCCGGTGTCGCGCCCAAAAAACTTTTCAGCGTTGTATCGGACCTTATCCCTCAAATGGGCCTGTTCAATTACAGGATCGAAGATACGGCGGCCTTGTTCAGTAAGCTGTCGAACGTAATGGACGCCAAGAGCGCCGAAGAGTTTACCAATTCGCTTTCAACTGCCCTTAAAGACGCTTCGGCACTGGAACGCTCTACTACGGTGGTTGTCAACGGGTTGGGTAAGGTCGGTGAGATGGCTGACCGCACTCAGAAAAGACTGGCAAAGGCGCTTGATACTGACGAAATGAAAAAGGCGTTTAAGAAGCTCGGCCAAGGGGACATATACGAGGAACTAGGTTTCGAAGGTGCAATGAAAAAGCTCTCTACGGACCAGAAGAACCGGTTGCAATCTTTGGTCAATGATATGAGTAAGGCCGCTGGCACGGCTACAGGTGAAGAGCTTAGGAAATTCAGGGGGATCCTCGAAGCTAACCGTAATAGCGTTATGGAGATGCAAGGCATTACGATGGACTTCGCTCTTGGTGACCAGATCGCTTTGCAGATTGGGGAACTCGAAGGCAAGCTCCGAATGCCTCTTGAAAATATGAACTCTGTATTGGCTGAAAGTCAAGGTGTCAGCGAAGCCCAACTTCGTATGATGAAAGCAATGAAAAGTGATCTTAGCGGGGATCTAAGTCGCCTCCGTGCAGCCGCTGAGGAAAACGAGGATGATCCTGAATCATTCAAAAAGGTCGCTGAGTCAATGGGGTATAGCGTTGAACTCAGTGAGGTTCAAAACGGTAAGCTCGATGAATGGACCGACCTTCTTGGGGTCATGACAAAAGACAAGCAAGACAAGATAATCGAGGAACAAGAAAAGCAAAAGACCCATGCTGAAAAGTCGGCGGAGATGCAACGCTCCATCCTCGACACGATAAAATATAAATTGCTTGATTTTGTGTCCGGGATGTACAAGACCCTTCTGGGCATTTACGACTTTTTGCTCAGCACTCCGTGGGGCGGTTCGGACGAAGAAAGAGCACGGGTGGCGGCTCAAAGACGTGAAATGGAATTGAAAAATGAACTCAACAAAAGGGAAAAGACCCTTGATAAAGCCAAGGAGTCTGGCGATAAAGAAAAAATTAGAACAGCGAAACTAGATCTCGAAGAAATTGAAATGCAACTTGCCGGGAAAGGAGCTAAAGAGGCCCAGAAAAAGGTTGCTGAAGCAAAGGCCATCCCCACGGTAAGTTCGGTTGATGAATACGAAGATGTGAAGTTCGCGGGGGAGCAACAAGCCAAGGCCAGCGGGAAACTCGGTGGAAAGCATTTCCGGTATGAGGGAAGTCCTAACCTTGAAAACTTTCAGGGTATGGAAAGTGCTGATTACGGGAAGCTCAAATCGGCAGTCCATGACGGAAAAGTCATTAAAGATCCCGTAGAGCTTAAAAAGTTTGTAGAGCAACTTTCTAAAGATGGGGTTGCCCGAACCAAGCTAGAAGAGAAGCTCAAAGCGGAAGCCGAAAAAGGAAACATCACAGCAACGCAACAGAAAAAAATCCTCGATGATACGTACCAGACGTTAGCAAAGGACGGGATCAAGGTTGATAAGTCTACTCTTCGAGAGTGGGCAAAAACGTTTGTTGATGAACAGCGGTATGCGGAGATGATCAACGAACTGATGCGTGTTGGCGGGTACAGAAAAGATGAAGCCCAGAATTTCGTTTCAAAGTACAAAGCGGGAGATAAGGATTTCTTAGCGGCGGCAAAGAAAAAGGGAAGCACCGGCATTGCGATGGAAACGGTCATGGAGCACTATGGCGTCCAACCGGGATCAACGAAACAAGTAAAACCGAAAAAAGGTTATGATGCGAAAATGGTCACGGCAGGTATTCCTTTCTTGGACCTCCAAGAAGGGGATATCATTGTAGATCAGGAATCCCTTGCCACCACTTTGGCAGGTGGTAAAGGGGACTATGTGCCAGACCTTATCCGCAAAAGCGCTGGAGGAAAGGGTGGGGGCGGTGGTGCTGGGGGCGGTAATACGATGCACGCAAACTTCAACATTTACGGTGGCGACGTTTCAAAAATCCGCGAATCCATCCTGAAAGTGATCGAAGAATGGGAGCGGAAGCGTTCTACGTCGTAAGGGAGTTTGACCTATGCCAAATGGATATCCAGTTGCCTCTGTGCCGAGCGCATTTAACGGGCCAAACGACCAGCGTGGGAAAATACCTCTGTTGTTTCAGGTATTGTCGATCGACCACGAGTCCTTGCTTTTACCCGAAGCGATGTACCTCCACGTCAACCCCACCTCACTGAGCTTCAGCTATACCAAGATCATTGAGCGGTTCCAGACGAAAGGTGGGTGGCAAGAGCAGCATTTCGGGGATCAAATGAGTGAGATATCGGCAGACGTGACCTCCGGTGGTTTCGTGAATGTGGACACGGGGATGGCGGTCCAAAATCGCCGGGACACGATCGCTTACGAGAAATTTCAGCACTTGGTTGAACTGTTCCACAACAACGGGTTGGTTTTCGATACCCGTGGCAACGTACAGTACCGAGGCCGCATCCGCCTCATGTTCGAAGGTGGCATTTACGACGGGTCTTTCCGAAGCCTTAACATCAACGAAACCGCCTCTTCACCGTTCCAATTCACGGCGGATTTTTCTTTCCGAGTGGAGAAGGAAGTTACCAGCTTGCTCGTGTAAGGGAACCCCTATGGCGGATAATGAAAACCAAGACGTATTACGGGTCCTGTTAGATGAGCCGATCACCCCGGACACCGAGGCAAAGGTAACGTCGAAATTCACTAAAGCCCGCTCCACGGTGGGCGACTTTGCCCGGTTGGTGTCGGGTAACGGCTATGACTTCCGGGCGTTCCCCTCCCCCGTTCAAGCCGTGGCTCATGCCCGAACTCCGCTGATCCCGATGCTTATCTCAGTGGTGCCCCCGGACAATTTCCCCACCGGCGAAACCTCTACGAAAAAAGTCCATGCGCCAATGGAACAGGATGTGGCGCTCACGACCATGACCGAGCGTTTCCGGCCCCAAGCCGGTGGTGCCAGAAACATCACACGCATCATCCCCACGAGTCCTGAACGGGCGGAGCGAATTGACGCCTTGCGCCAACAGCTTGAGGACGATGAAAATCTGAGCGCTGAGGATAAAGCAGAGATCCGAAGGGAAGTTACCGATCTCCAGCGCGCCGCACGGTACATTGAAGTCGAAGTGCCGGAAAGCACTCCAGCCGGTCAAGAGCAACAAATCGAACGCACCGATGAGTATTTGCGTGGGATGCGGAACCGGTACGAAGATTTCCAGCGGTCGTCCCGTGAATCACGCAGTCGTATCGCTACTTTGAACACCCCAATCACAGGGCCTAATCGTCGTGAACGCAAAGACCCTTTTGCCGACAACCACGAGATCAAAGACGCCCGTAAACGGCAAGTAGCCGACGACCTTGATTACCTTCGGGAGCAAGCTCTTAGGATGCGGGAGATGCCGCCCCTGTTTATGTACGTCAACCCTACGACCTTTTCCCGGACCTACGAACATATCGTATCCGACGCAAACAAAGTGCGTCACGGCTTCAGTATCGAAAACTGGGGCGAACAAATGCCCAAGATCCAAGCTACTGGACAAGTGGGAGCCTTCTACGTCAACGATAAGGACAAGCTAGGGCGAGGGTCTGGCGGTCTTGCTGTAGGGTCACGTAAGGGGTCTTACGCTTACCAGCAGTTCCTCTCCCTCTATCAAGTGTACCGAAGCAACGGTTACATTTACAACACGCAACAAAGGATCTCCCTTGTGGGGGCGATCTCCATTTTTTACGACGGCACTATTTACACGGGTTCTTTCGACTCTTTTTCGATCACGCAATCCGAAGACAAGCCGTTCACGTTCGATTACAATTTCGCTTTCACCGTCCGTTTCGAACAATCCATGAAGAGCATTTAATGCCCCTCCTCTTGTCCAAAGAGCATTACCGGCCCGGCGAACTTCTTGTGTATGGGTTTGCAACCTATGAGCATTGGGAAGGTGAGCTTGAGCCGTCATTCATGTTTCGCCTTGGTACCTATGAAAAGTCGGAAACCTTGTCCGACACGGGAAAGACCCGACACCTCATAGCCATGAAAGCTAGCATGTACTGCAAGGCGTCCAGTTACGCCGGTAATCGGTTTTACGTACCTACGGGAGCGCTTAGTCAAGTGGGGTGTGAAAGTCTTTTAGGGGCCGTGTGCGGGCCTCTGAACTGTGACGACCCTTACGAGATGAAAGCCTACCTCAAGCAAGTGATCAAAAAGTACCGTTCCCGCTTCCGAGACGATATTATGCAATTAGCCCTTTGCCTTGTGAGTAGCGAGGACGAGTGATATGCCTCTGATCCGCAAAAAAGAACGGTTTCGCAAAGGCGACTTGATCGTCTGGTATTCCATCGACTTTGAAGAGGTCGAAGAAAGTATCGGTAGCCCTTTGCAGGTCTATCCGTTCTGTGAGGTGTCGGTCGGTATTTACCAAGGGGTTGTTCTGGGCAATCCACACCCATTTTGGGTGGGCTTGGGGACTACAGAGGGGCTTACCTTTATCCGGGCGGACGAACGTGGTTCGTTATATTTCGAAGCAAAAGATTATGCCGGTGCTTTATTTTACCCCCACCCTGACCAAAGTAAGTGGTCGTTTTTAGAGGTCATTGATTCCGAACTGATCTTGGGCACCGTGTGTGGTACTTTAGAATGCTCAGATCCTTATGAGGTGCGGTCTTACCTCAAGCAAGTGATCCAACAGTACCGACCGTTTTTCATCGAAGAAATGACGCTGATGCTTCGGGATATTTGGGACGAGGACGAGGAGATCTGATATGTCAATACTCATCGACAAGTCGAAGGTCCAAGTAGATGATTTCCTCGTCGAAGTCTACATCATGTGTATCCCCAAAGAGGGTGATCCCGTCCCACGTATCGTCGAACTCACCCTGTTGCAGTTTGTCGGCTTTGATGATTTCATAACGGATAAAGATCACGTCGTCACGAGGTTGGGTACGTTACATTTCACCCCATACCGAGGGGGTGGGTTCAGCGGCGTGCATTACGTTTCACATTCGGGCGTGTATAGGCACTATGCGACGGAAGAACGCATCATGGGTGTGATTCCGGGCGGTATAGATCATCTTGACACGTATACCGTTAAGCAGTACCTTCGCCGGGTTGCAAAAGGGTACCATTCTTACCTGTACGATCTTTCGATGAAAAAATGGTACGATCGCTATTGCGAGACTGAGGATCAATAAATGCCTTTACTAGTGCAAGGGAAAATCAGACCCTGCGATTGGGTGGTTGAGGTGTTTCCCGTCCATTCAGGGAGGGAACTAGGCAACGGCATGATCCGGTTTACTTCCGATCATAGGGTCCAACTCCTTTTGACTTACATAACCCGTAAATGTATCCCCCGCAGTCCGAGCGAACGGGGCATGTTGGTAGGGGATCGAAAAGGGAGCATTGAAGTGATGCCTTGCAGTGGTGGGATACGGGGCTACGAGGCTAAGTCCTATGTGCGGGATGCTCAGTTGATAAACCCCAAGAATTGTTTGGGGAAAATGCTAGGTAAACCCCCTGCGGACCCTTACGAAATGTCGTGTTACCTGAAAAGGGTCGCTTCCTATTATCACAGCGTATTGTATGATATAGCTTCCAAAGATTGGTTTGACGACTTTCAAAAGCGGGAAGACGCATGAGCTACGCCCTTTACATCGACGACGAGCGCAGCCCTAAGACCGAGCGTGATTGGGTGGTGGTTCGTACCTATAATGCGTTTGTAACGACTATCGAGGAACGGGGGATGCCTGAACACATTTCCTTCGACCACGACCTCGGTGAAGACGAGCCAACTGGATACGACTGTGCTAAATGGCTGGTGGAGCAGGGTTACGTTCCGCAAAGCTATAATGTCCACAGTGCAAATCCAGTTGGTGCGGAAAACATTCGCGGGTTGTTGGATAATTGGATCCGTTTCAACCGGGAAAACGATTAACCAGTTAGCCGCCTTGCTCTTGATTGAATCAATCGCCCTCGCCCTCCTTGGCCCCGCATCAACTGGCATTCTCATCGCAGGAAAAGCATGGCCTAACAGCACGTTTTCCAAGGTGCTGTTCTATTTTTTGGTGCTGTTTTTGGGGTGGGCGTCTTTCGAGCTTCACCTGATCTCGATCACATAATGCGTCTATATGTTGCTCCGTATAGACGAACATGAACGGTTGAGTTTAGTGAGTGGAGCAGCATGTTTCAAGGTACGTACAAGGCTAACAGGCGTCCAGTAGTTACTACTGCACCGGACTGTCTGGTCTATATCAACGGCGAACTGAGCCTTCCTAGCGGTTCGAACCCCAACCGCCGTGTTGATCTACAACCCATGCTGGTTTCCGTAAGTGTCAACGTCGGCACGCAAGGCGGCTCCGGGTCTGCTTCCCTCGAACTCCATATCCCCGAACATTATCTGGACGATATTTACGTGGGCGGCAAGCTGACTCTGACGACCATGATGGAAGTCCAGATTTACATGAAAGGCCACTTCACAGTTGGTGGTGCGCCACAGTTTTACCCTGTGTTCTGGGGTATCGTGACGTCGGTCAACGAATCTTACAGCGCCGGTGAACATACCGTATCCCTTTCGTGTAGCGATATTCTGTATTGGTGGGAGATCCAACAGATTGCGCACAACCCTTCTTGGATGGCGTCACGAGACGACCAGCAACAGCGATTCAACTTGGAGGGTAGTGTCTTCACCCGGAAAAACCCTTTCGCGGTCCTGTATTCGCTTGCTCGGAACGTGTACGGCGATTCGATGAACATGCGGAACCTGAGCCTCACGGGGCAAGACGAACGTTCCGAACCTTCCCCCGAAGAAAACCGTCGCTTAATGGCGTATTGGTCTTTGCGTTGGGGCCGTATTGCTAACTCCCTTCGAATGTACGGTCCGACCGGCGAAGTTTTGCAGGGGGATGCTCTTGATTTCGCGATCAACCCTAGAAAGTTTCTGAAAGGCAAAAGGGGTCAAGCCGCCAAAAATGAAGGCACCTTTTTCGATGCTTTCAAACAAGGGGACATTGACTTCGCCAATATCACACCCTTTGCGTTGGTCTTTTCCAAGATGCAATCAATGGAGATGACCAACTCGGAGTTCGAAACCAAGCTCAATGTAGCAAACCAAGTCAAGGAGGCCATCGGTTACGAGTTCTTCATGGACGTGACGGGTGAGTTGATCTTCAAGCCTCCATTCTACAATATGGACGTGCGGCCCAATTATCCCGTATCGTGGATCCGTGACCTTGATGTGATCTCGTGGAACTTCGCGGAAAACCCCCCGGACGCCACATTTGTCGAAGCGACCGGTTTTCGTTTCCGGGGCCAGCAAGTGGGAATGGGCGACGAGATCCAACCCAAAGCTACGTATGTGGACTACCGCCTCGTGCAAAAGTTCGGGTGGAAGCCCGGTAGCTTTTCATCTGAATTCGTTGGTGGGGATGCTTACGGCGGTCCCAAGGCTTTGTTCTACTACCTCGTGGATGTCCTCGACCGCCAGAACTCACGGGTCAACAATGGTACCGTGACGATCCCTTTACGCCCGGAGCTTCGGTTGGGATACCCGGTGTATGTCGAAGGCCGTGACGCCTATTACTACATCGAGTCCCTGACACATACCTTTTCTTACGGGTCCAGATGTACAACACAGGCCACTTTGATGGCCCGGCGTCAGAAGTTTTACGGGGATTTCGGTCGATGGGAAACGGAAAATCAAGAGCCGCAACCGGGCGATATTGCTGATCCGGGCACTGTCCCCCAGAACATGTACAAGCGTAACATTGATCCGGTGTCGGGTACGCCCGAAGGGGACCGCAACGTCATCCTGACCTATTTCCCGGAAAAGGCCCTTGACGAATACGGCAAAGTCGAGACGTTTGAGGATCAAGCAGCCAAAGCGGACGATACCGAGGTCTTGATGCGCAACCTCGTGAACCTCCGGTCACAGTTTGGCACCAACGGGCCGAACAAATACATGTACATGGTTGATCCGAACCGTGACACACCCCACGATTCCGACGACAATGGCAAGCGTAATCGGGGACCCCTCATGCATATCGAAGCGGACCCCAAGATTGACATTGATGAGGAAGGCCGTAAAATAGAAGTGAACGCTACGACTTTCCCGGTGTCCGATGAACGTGGGTACGAGGTTGTGGGGACTTATGAATATGGTCGCCGCGTCTCACTTAATTCGAAAGGTTTCATTTTCGACAAGCAAGAGGATGATATCCGGGCGGAAGGGCTACTCAGTATGGAGCCTGATCACCAACGTGGAGGAACCACGACCCCCAACCAGTCTGAAGACCGTAGCAACCAAGCAGCTTCGGCACACAAGGTAGATCCGAGTAAAGACAAGAACTTTATGGTCGATCCCAACAACTACGGGCGGATGCTTACGGAAGTGCGTCCTCCTAGTCTGGGGGCCGCAGACCTTGCGGGTATGGCCCAGACCGAGGCGGCCCGTCTTGCGGACGCTTTCAAGGGTTCGGTAGGTCCCGGTACACCTTCTGGGGATACAGGCACCTCTTCGAATTGGGAGGGCTATAACGGTGAACAGCCGGGAGTGACTCGAACCCCCACAACGGCCCAAAGTAAATGGGGCCGTACCTTTGCGTACAACAGTAACGTGGGGCGTTGGCGGGGGACAATCCGTTCGGTGCGTGAACGCTTGGGCTATTCCGAAGAGACTTACCCAGATGAAGTGATCCTCGCCTTTATCCACACAGAAAGCGCCGGTGATGCGAGTGCCCGGCGTACAAATGTGGATAAAGATGGGAACGAATCGTTGTCACAATTCGTGGGCTTGTTGCAGATCGGAAAAGATAACGCCGCCGATCATGGGCGTAAGAATACGGATTTCATGGGCAACCCGGAACTGTCAATCCAACATTTCCTAGAATATCAGGATGAATACAAAGATCGCCACAATGGTGATCCCAGAAAACAGGCCATCCTCTGGAAAGGCGGTCCGGGTACGCTGAAAGCCTACAACCGTCAAGAGGCGGCGGGGCAGACCGACCAACAGTTGGAGCATTGGTTGGCGAATTACCCTCCGGGTAAGACGAAGATCAATAAAGCGGGTGAGGAAGTAGCTGTCAATTGGGGCGTTGATGAGTACGCAAGCCGTGTAAAGGCGGCCAGCCGGGTGTGGAATACAGCACTTGAAAAAGAACCGGCAGGGCCTACCGAAGAAGAAACCGAAGATGCCAGTGCCGCAGGCGGATCAGCAGCGGATAGTGTGGCGGCACAGGCCGCAAACCTTATTGATGAGGCGAACGATCCGGTGGCTTCCAAAAGAATTAACCGGGTGGGCCTCCCTTCGGAAGAGAATGAGGCCCGTGTACAGTTGGAACTGTTTGGACAACGACTCCAAGAAAACAGGTCACAAGGGATCAATGCGCTTCCGTCCGACCTTAAACCACCTCGTGATCCCTCAGTGATTCCGGTCGTCACGACGTTCCTTCGGGACTTGTATCAGAGCGCATTTCAGAAAGGTAAGACCCGTGAGGCTGAGTTACGCGGTGAAACAAAGCAGGTTCCTCGGGTGCCCGATGCCGCGTCAATCCCGACGTCTACCCCCTCGGAAAAGGAATTTGTAGACTCGCCCCTCAGTCGTAAAGAGGTGAAGGACGCCTTGGACAGTGGTGAGACCGTGTCCAGCCTTTTCCGCGAGGATGGAGCCGTTGAGCAGCTCCGCGAAAAATTTAGGAATTCTAAGAACACCGCCGAACAATCGATCGAAGATGCTGGATCCGCACTTTCGAATCTTACTCCTAACCCCACTACGGATGACGACGAATGAGCCTTTGGACTACAGACCCCAAGACTAAAAGCGCCCTCGAAGATATTGACCCAAACTCTTTCGACCCGGATGCGGTGACAAAAGCACTAGAGGACGGCGGTGCGGAGGAGCTTGAGCGCAAGATCAAGGCTGCGCAAGAGCCTTACCAACGTAAGCATAATCAATGGCCACACAAGCGGAGATATTGACCGATGGCTAAACGTTTTGGACCACCAACACCTATTGGGGAAAGACCACTCCGAAGCAAAATGCTCGGACATAAAGGTCCTTTGCGTTTTGCCCTCCGCCTTGGTGAGATCCAGCGGGTGGACTATGAGCACATGGTCTGTGATATCCACTGGCTACAGGGTGCGACCCCTCCCGCAAAAGAGGTCCCGCTCACCAGCGGCTACTGGTCCAAGCGTGGTTTTCTCGGCGCGATGCCCGAAGAAGGTAGTGTCGTCGTGTGTGGTTTTTCTGCTGCCCATACTGATCAAGCAGTCAAGCCTTATATTCTGGCCTATTTGCCGAACGGCTACCTGACGGCTTTAGGTTTCGACCCCCTCGGTGTGGCTGAACGTAACGCTGAAGGGATCGACAAGCCTCTAGAAACGCTTCAGAGGGAATTACAGGGCCTCTATGGTCCGACCCGACACAAGATGCGTAAGCTGTATCCCGGAGACATTTACGGCGCTTCTGATAAGGGTGCGGAGCTTATTCTGGATCGGGATGCCCGACTACTTAACAGTGGTGGTGCTGAGTTGTGGTTGCGGACCGAAGACCAGTCTTTGATCACAACGACTCTGGACGCCTATGCTACCACGGCTGCCGCCCGGCGTCGTTCGGGCCGTATCACTCGGAGCGCTCTTACGTTGCCTTCGGATATGACTTTTGGGGAAGACGGTCGTATCAAGCCGGGCACTCTACTGTTCGAACACCTCGTAGATGCTGGTTTGATTTTCGAGGATGGCGACATACCGCCAGACATTAACCGCCTCCCCTTCATCACCTTGGAAAGCGGGGAGCGCCTTGCCCTCGTGACGGAAAACCTTGCAGACGTGACGGACCCGGACGTTCAGGTGTATGCTGAAGATCGGGTGGAGATTCAAGAGTTTACCGACCAACGTCTACCGTTCCCGGACCACTACGGCTTTGATGGGGACTTGATTGGCGACAACCCCCAATGGAACCCGTTCATCGAAAAGGTGAGCGGTACCGTGGTGGGGAACAACCCATATACAGCACGGGGCCGGTCTAACTATGGTAAGCTCCTGAAACCTGTTCTTTTCGATTCGCCTTCGTCCACGTCTGGACGTGTTCGTATGGAGCCGGTCAAGAACGAACAGGGTGAAAAAGAAAAGTCGCTAGTGGCGGCCCACCTATATCGGATGAACCGTCCCGATGGGCTTGGTGAACTGTTCCTTGCTCACGATAAAGAAGGGCATGTTTTCCTTTCGATCCCGGCTTCCACGTCGAAAAAATCCAACCTCGGTGCTGGTCGATCTATCGAAGCCGATGTGAAGGGGTCTATCAAAGCAGTGATCGGAGCGAACAAAAACGACCATACCTCGCTCGACATATTTGCCACCGGTGGAGCCAAGTGGACGCTTGGCTCCATTGACACCACGGGTCGATCCCTAGACCTCATTGCGAAAGGTGGCCTCGGCGTGAAGGTCACCGGTTCCGACCGGGATGGCTCGGCAATCACCGGTGAGCTTTCCGGGGACGTGGGCCTCGCCATTGAAGGTAGCTTCGGCCTTTCCACCACCGAAGACCATATCGAAGAGATCAACGGGAAAAAACAGGTGTCCTCCGAAGGTCGTGAGGCTAGCGTCGGTACCGGTGATGATGCTTTGACCGTCCTCAGTAACCAGAGCCACACGATCAAGGGGAATGTGTCCAATAGCATCGGCGAAGGGCGCACCACCACCATCGTCAAGCCCAGCACCACGAGTGCGAATGCTGAGGAACTCAAGATCCTTGCGGGCAACCGCCAGACGACATTTGGCGCTCCAGCTACGGACACCATTACGTATGCCTCAACCGGCACTAAGACCGTACAGGCGGGCGGCCCCCTTACGTGTTCATGGCAAAGCCCGACTACTGGAAACTTTACTTTCCAAGCCTCAAGCGGTACCTATTCGGTGACGTTGGGTGCGGGCACGATCTCTTTAACGGGAGCTAATGTAAATGTTTCCGCGTCCACAGCAATCAACATCCAAGCTCCCACCGTCAATGTGACAGGCAAGGTCGCGCTAGGTACGGCGGCAGCCGCTCTGGCAGTTGTGGGAGGCTCCCCCGGACCTAGCCCTTATATTGATCCACTCACAGGCTTACCGTTGACAGGGAACCCTCTGGTCAATGTACCTTCCGTTTGACGGTGAGGGTATTCTTGTGGTATACACTACGTACCAACATACGAGGTAATTATGAGTGAAGAAAACACGCCGGAAGACTCCTCCGAAGAGGCGGGTATCAAGACCTTGCCCCGGATGGAAGACGACGAAATTCGTGAGTTCGTGGACGCCCTTTTGTCCGGGAACCTTTTCACGAGCGAACAGGTCCAAAACGAAAGCGACATTCCGATGGTCTTTATGCCCCTGATGCTTGGGGCCTCTGAGCATTTGGAACCGATTATCGACGATATCGGTTGCCTGTACGAGTACATGAGCAAAGCCGGACCCCGTGGCATTAACGGTCAGCCGGTTTTCTATTCGTTCAATGTGCTCCACAAAGACGACTGGTCAATCGTTTTGGACACTTTGAAATACGAGGAAACGCGCCGTCAAACCATGCCGGTCATTCGTCGTAATAACGATGAGGAAGAAAGCACCTGATGCCTGTTACCGCCCTACAGTTAGCTCCCGCAATACAAGCCCAGCTTAACTCCCAAGGCTTGGTTGGATCCTTTGTGACCAACCTCGCTTCGGGTGTGGGTATTGGTATTCAGAATTTCGTCCAGACCTTGGTCGTACAGGCTCAGGCTTTCGGGACTCTGGGTGCCGGTGAGGGTACAGGTAAATGGACACTGGACCCGCTATCGGGTATGCAGATCCTAGACACCAACATCATGGCATCGGCATTACCCGGAACGGACAAGTCCAAGATAGCCAATGGTGTAGCGTTTGGTACGGCTCAGGTGATCAATAGCTCGGCGGTTGTTCAGACTGCGGTCGCTGGTGTTGCTGTAGGCAGTGAGACTGGCGCTGTGATTAACGCGGACCCTACGGCGGCCACGAGCTTTATCTATTCGGGCTTAACCTCTTACGGAATCGTAGGGCCTAAAGCGGCTAACCTTGCGTCGGGACTCGGCCAAGGTATTGCTATTTGGTTTGCTTCCGGGGTGGTTACAAACGCTGTCGTGGGTAGCCCGGTCTTCCCTTTCAACCCCACTACCGGTTTGGGTACGGGTAAAATCACATGAGCGAGATCAGTTTTGATGATCTTTTCACGGCTCCCGAACCCAAAGTTATGGGCGTCGTAGGTTCGCGAGAATGGCCCGATCGTGATTTTGTATTTGACACGATCACGTCTTATCTGGAAAAATACCCTACGGTAGATACGATCGTCTCAGGCGGTCAGCCTCTGGGTGTTGATGGTTGGGCAAAAGATTACGCCGAACAGCACGATATGGGTTATATCGAACACCCACCGGCGCACTGGCTGGATAAAGACGACCCACGGTATCGGCCTTTCGCCTACAGTAACTATTTCGAGCGCAACACTTTGATTGCCGATGATGCGGATGTGCTTTTGGCCTTTTGCTATCAAGGGTCAAACGGGACTATGGACACTTTCAAAAAGGCTCGGCGTCGGATCAAGAGGCGGGCCAACCTTTACACGGAAGACGATTTATGAAACAGACGCGAGCTTTGGTGACGTTCACGATTGACGACTGTGTTGATCTACCCGATGAATACCTCGAAAAAGGGCAAGAGGATGTTTTGCGGGGCGCGGTACTTAACCATTTGGAATACCCTTATTTGGAAGTCGTTAGACGTGCTTCCCACGTATGCTTTGAAACCCCGGATGGCCGTACCCTCGGACTTAAAAACCGAGCGGACCTTCCCCAGACCCTAGACAAAGGAATGATCCTATGAAAGAATTGACACAATCTGATTACGAAGAAATGGTAGGCAACAGTGAAGGAATCGTAGTGATCGATTTCTGGGCCGAATGGTGCGGACCTTGTAAGGTCGCCTTGCCTAAGCTCGAAGCCTTGTCGGAAGATTTTGGTGACGACGTGGCTTTTTACAAGGTCAACGTGGATGATGAAGGTGCGTTGGCTGCACAGTTCAGCGTCCGCAGCATCCCGACCTTTGTGGTGCTAGTGGATGGTGACGTGAACGAAACCATCATCGCCAATGTGGGTGAGCTTAAAGACCACCTTGAAAATCTAGTATAGGAGTAGTTGTTATGTCAAAGTTAAAAGATCCGGTACGCCGTTTGCACAAAAGAACAGGTACTGATGCCGAGATATTTGAAAGAGAGGACCTCGTAGTTATATGCGGACATGTGAATGTAGCCGTTCGCAAAGCAGAGTATGATGAAGACGGCGAAGTTATTCAGTTAGAGGGTCCTGATCAATTCAACCGAACAACGGTATTAGAGCCCTCAGTAGATCATGAGGGTCACATAAGAAAGGGTTTCCGGCTTTATAATGATAGGGGCCGCCTTACTATGATATGGAGAGGTACTTACCTACATGTCCATGATGAGCACGGCCACATCCCCTACGACGATATTTAGCCTGCTCGGTACTCCATTTGTGCCCTGCCCCTTACAGTAGAGGCAGGGCATTTGCGTTTAGGTAGGTATTTAGTATGAGTGTTCCCTTCGACGGCTTCGTTCTTCGCAAGCCCCGCATCGCAGCTTCCAACAGTCCGTTCACGGCGGAAGGCGACGTTTTTGTTCGCCAACAGGATCGCTCTACCTACCTCACCAATTTCGTGAACAATAGTAGTGCGCCTACGACCGAATATTTGGTGCAAGTCCACGAAACCGCTGACTTGGTGGTGCCTTCTGAGATCACGGAGACCGCGAAGAAAGTAAGCGAATGGGTATACCAGTTTAACAGCGAAGGCCGGGCTATTGAGTCGGTTTCTAGTGTGACTCCTACCCCGGATTCGACCGATGCACAGTCCGGGTTGGTCAAGTACAGTAGTGATCCGGGCCAAGACGTCGTGGTCGTGTGGGAACCTGCCCGCCTCAAGATCAACTGGACCAAAAACGACGAGCGCACACGTTTCGGATTCGATGACCGTTTCCAACGATGGACCCCACTTCCGGGCGGTGCCCCCGAGAACCTCGGCACCCTACCTGACACTCCGAACGGACAGACGCCCCTAGCTCTGCCAGTGGTGGAGGGCGGCGAACCCCTTGTGGTGATCGGTACACCCGACCAGAATACAGGCACAGTGGTACCGGTCCCGGAAGCGAACCGCCTGACTGACGGGCAATTTCAAGCGTACATCAACGGTACCTCCTCGGTCCCCAGCGGCGAAGCGGTCCTGAACGTGGACAACGGGACCGTCCTCTTTGCTAATGATCTGGTCAATACCTATCTGAGCCAACCGGTTTACTTTTACCGGAAAAATTTCTTCGCTTACGACGCTTCGACCGGCCAGATCGGTCATGTGGGCGACGCACTTTACATGAACCCTATCCCGGACGCTACGGAGGTGCCCCGTATCCGGGTCAAGTATCGCACGTATCTCCGGGGTGAACAGTCGACTTCAACAACCACGCCGTCGACCGGTTACGACTTCGTGTGGAACCCCAACACGGGAGCAGTCCATCTTGATAGCTCGGTGGAAGCTGACTTTGAGGGCGAGGCCATCTATTATGATGGGGTCTTTTCAAATGCTGATCCTATCGAAAGCTATGCCCACACGAATCTAGGGTCGATCGAAGATGCGAACCCTTTTACCACGGCGGGCCTATCAGACATCGATTTCACTGCTTACGACCACGATAGCATCATCCTGTACGTCACGGAGACCGGTGAAGCTATTCGTGATCTTGAATTCGTAGAGGACACCGGCGACTTTACCGATTCGCTCAACTTGCCGTCTACCAAGGCACAGGTGGTCCGGTCGGGTACCGACGCGGGTAAGATCCAGTTGTCGCACACTTTCCGTAGGGAAAAGGCGGACAATAACTATTCGCTGTCCGTGGGAACAAGCGACTTCCCGGTGGAGAAAGGTATTACTTTTCGCATGGAACAGTCCCCGGTTGATCCGACAAACAACCGTGGCCTCCCGGACGGAAAAGGAGTGTCCCGTGTGGCCAATGAAATCCTGTCTACAAGTCTACCGGCAGGTCCGTCTTTCCTCTTGAATCAGTTGCCCCTACAAGACGTGGCGGGCTATGACGACAATGTGTTTTACCAGCTAGAGCAGGGAGCCAAGCGTAAGATCCTGCAGCCGGGCCTCGATGTGATGTATGACTTCGACAACCGGCAGCTTCAGTGGGCGCAGCAGGCTTCCCATAGTTCGGTGATCCCAAGTAGCTCGTACTCGGTCCAATTACCGCACCAAATTATCCACAACGAAAACTATTCGTTTGAACTCAATGAGGGTGGGGGCTTTGTTCCGCTGGAACCAGACGATGACGTGCTCATCAATTTCGACACGGGCACCATCACATTCATTGAGGACGTCGGAGACGTACTTTTCGAAGACATTGGAGTCCTAACCAACCCTGATACGCTCCAAGCCGCTACGGCCAATCTGAGCGGCCTTACAGTCCCTTCTGACTCTCTGCGAGCGCCCCTTCTCCTTGTCGGCGAAGATGCTTATCGCATCGTGTCTACAACAGCGAATACGGTCACGGTCGATCGGAACATTGACCTGTCGGGAAACATCACTGAATTCACGATCATAGAGGTGCCCGAAATCGTGTTCCGCTATGCGATGCAATCGGTGGACCTCCGGGAACGTACCGTGTTTCCGTATGTCGTTTCAGATGTAGACACGCACGCCCCGGACGGTGAAGCCCTTGAATTCGTTTCGGACGGGTCGGTAGTGCCACATATACTCCTTGAGCCGGAAACCCTCGGAGCCCTTGGGAGTACGATCACCCTCCCAGCCTATTATCAAGCCTCGGAAGCCAACTATCGGATTTTCCGCGAAGGCGTAGAGTTGTTTTTCACGACCTCATCCCCCAACACAGGGGAGTATTCGCTCAGTGGAAACACGCTGGTGTTCAACAGCACCGATGAAGCCGATAACGTGGGGACCGACATTATTCTGGACCCTGACCTCAGTAGCACGAGGAGTACGGGTCCTATCGAAGTGCTTGTTTCTTCGCGTGAACTTAATGTCCCTACGGACCTACAAGGGACCGACCTTGAAGTGCGTGCTCTGGTACCAGAAGATCAGTATACCCTCCAAGGTTTGGTGCTTTTCCTTGATAAGCCTTTCCGGTCGGGACAGCGGTTGTTCGTGCGGTATACGGATAGCGACGGCACCGAAATCGAAGAGGATGTTGGTTTCAGGGTCGTCGATACCCTCGGAAACGTGGGGTCCGGTGCCTCCGACACTTTCGGTGCCGGGCGTACCGTTGACCTCCAGCGTCCTACTCAGGTGCTTGTTAATGGTGCGCGTAGTGCCCTCGAAATCAATACCACTACGAAAACTGTATCCCTAGATTCGGTGCGGAGAGGGCGACGGGTGCAGGTGTCTTACTATGCACTCGATGCTGATGGCGGGGAGACGACGGTATCACTTTTGGAACGTCCGATGGGGTCCCCTGTTCTATTTGAAGAGGGAAGTACCCAGACGTTCAGGGGTGATCATACAGATGTGCTTGAAGCGGATGTGTTTTTGCAGGCGAACGACCAGAGCTTCACGGTATTGGCGGCGGCTTATAACTCCACGACAAATGAAACGACGGTAGAGGTTTCACCGGCGGCCACCGGAGCTTTGCGCAACCCGAACGTGCTGGTATCGACAACACCCATCACGAACACCGAAACGGTGATGGTAGAGGTTGAGGATAATAGCGCCGGGGAACAACAGCTTCGGTTGATTGGGAACTTTACGGACAAGATCAGTGAGTCTAAGATCATCTATTTGGACGACGACCCCTATTACGTGCAGGGCGCGGAGTTCAACGAAAACAGTGGCTTCACGAGGGTCACTCTGGCGTCTGCCTTGATGCAAGAGTATACGGATCCTACGGTTGTGGTATCTACCTACGAGGTCTATGCCCCCGAAACCCAGATCCTACATGCTTCGAAATTTGGTATCCCGGAACGCACTGTTCGTCTGGTACGCTTTGATAAAACAGGCAACGGGTCTGTTTTGGAAAAGGATTTCGCATATACGTTCGAAGCGGGTGGGCGTATCATCCTCGAACCTACAGTTACGACCCCGCCAAATCCCGAAGAGGTGTGGTACCTCGCTTACACGGCATTGCGTGAAGTGGGGCCACGATCTATCGCCGGGCAAACGTTCTTGCCCCGGTTCAAAGCGTCGTACACAAGACGGGTTAACGCCACGGAAGATAACGGTATCAAAGGGGCTATGCTCCGGGCGTCGTTCGATTTTTCGTCCCCCGACACGTTTTATTTCAGGGCCGTGCGTATGGAGGAGTACGCCTTTGAGGTGGCCGAAGAGATCAACTCCAAGGCCAGACAGAGCGCCCCTTCGGGAGGGCCTGTCTTGTCCACCGCGCAGAGTCAAGACCTGTTCAAGAAAGGTAATGAAGGCTTGATTTTCGAAGGTGGTAACTTGCGGGACCAAGACCGTGCAGGTCGGGTGTTCCTAGAATTCTACAACCAGATCATCCTCAAGTTCGAAGAGGTCTTGGAAGTTATCGACGGACGGGTGGTGGGTGACCGTGACAGTAAGTTTGTTTTCCGTTTGCGTAATGACAACACGCCGGGCGGTATTGACCCTGTGACGGGAGAACTCATCCCGTTCTACGCCAACCCGCAAAGCCCCGGCACCAAGCCCACGCCCACAGAGATCGCCAACACTAAAAACCTTTCCAGCCAGATGGGTGCCGTCGAAAATTACATCGACGACCTTGTGATGGTGAGCAAGAAGCCTTTCAAGCTGGAGATCGGGTTGCCCCTCGATTTCAAGTTTCAGGGGACTTTCAGGCCGGTATGGAAGCCTTCGAAATTTAGCCGACTGTACCCGGAGCAAAAGCAAAGTTTCTCGATCACTGTCCCGCAAATAGACGGGGACCAGGAGTATGAATTCCCAGATGATTTCTTACATATCTTGGCGGACCCCCAACAGGAAAGCATCCTTTCGCTTGAAAACGTCCGCAAACGTGCTGCCAAAGCCCGTGTGCGGGAAGGTGGAACTTTCTCAGCTTCCACAGGTGATGTGCGTATCCATGTGGCGATGGAGTACGATCCGGTTACTGGCGATTTCAGTAACACAACCTACGATCCCACGGGACCCGTACCGGAACTGTATATCCCGGCCTTTGAAGTGGGCGACCACGTGAACCTTGGCCGGGTGACTTATTCGGTTTCAGGTGGTGTGATTGACCAGACGACTACCCTCTACGGACAGAACCTCATTGTTGCTGCGGTAGGTGCCGATTACATCGAAGTCAGCACGAACCCTGAAAATGGCAACTCAGATTTCAACGATCTGACGATGACCGACGCAACGACCTTGAGTCCTCAGAAAGGGGACACGATCTATACAATGCCCCCGGTGGCGGATTCGGGGTTTGTACTCGGGGAAAGCACGCCGCCATACTATCGAACGCCCCTTGACATGTTCGTCAATTCATCGGAAGGCGAATTGATCAACACAACGCTCCCCGGCTTCATTGCGAAGCTGTTAGGCCAGTCCCCTATCAGTCCGGGTACATTCCTCGACATGACGGTGAATTTCCGCAATCAACGCACAGAACCGTTTAGATTCCCGGCACTTGACGGTGGTGTGGTAGACGACGATGGTGATCAGCCGCCGCCGTTTGTTACCCCATTCAAGGACAGTGAGATCCAACGTCTCAATGCGGAGTTAGTCGCCAACCAGACGGTCATAGACGACACCGATGGTGGCACAGTAATCGAAGGCACCCTTGTCGATGCTGTGACCCTTTCGGTATCTACCGACCTGACAGCAATCGCTAACCCACCGGACGAGTTCGATCTTGTGGTGGCGGATAGCATTACGGAATTAGGCGACTCAGTAGAGTTCGATGTTGGTAGCATTGATCCGTCCAATGTGCGTTTGGCGTCCTTTGTGACCCCGGATACCGTGAACTTCACGGTAGAGAAACTTTATGAGGGTACAGATGGCGAACGCGATACTGTAACTACGAGGTGGAATGACGGTACCAAAGACTTTACTGATTTCAGTGGTTTCGATACGATGACCCTCCACGTTTCAGATGGGGCCGGGGGCTATAGCGCATACGATGTGGATTCAGTGTTCGATGGGTATCTCATAACGTCAAACCCGATCGCTGAATCTGGACCCACCGACTATTATCTGTCCCTTTCAGATAGCGGCAGCATCCCGGCTACCATTGACCGGATCAACTCAACGGGCATTGATTTCAGCGATGCTACAGGTGATGTGACGGTAAGTGGTGGTGGTCCCAACAATGGGACCTCGTACACAGCTAAAGGTGGTGGACCCGGATTTTTGCATATCGAAACGATCCCTTTAAGTATCGGGGATCAGGTCGTCATTGGTATTTCCAATGCTTCGGTCGTCGCTTCGGGTACGGGTTCGGTGGACGCCGCAGGTTCGGTGATGCAAACCGCCGATTCTGTCGCCAATATTGAGCCGGGCCAAACATTGATCGTGGGTTCGAGTACAGTCAATGGTGGGCGCTACAAGGTATCTTCGGTTGATGATTCAGGTGCGGTCAACACGATCACAATCGAAGAGACGTTCTATTCGCCGCTGGGTGATTCGGGTCTCGCCAATTACCCAATGTCTTGGAGGGTAACAAGGCCGCGCCGCTTTGCCCCTGAAATCGACGCTTTGCGTGATGAGTTGGTGGAGCAACGTGTCACCTATACTTTGAATTCGGATGCGCCAGTGGACATCCAGCCGCTCTTGACGGCAACCTCTGGCAACCCGTCGACCACTTTGAAAGAGCGGTTGACGGATTTGCGCGAAGTTCTTTTCGGGCCGCCCATCCTTTCAGTGACGGGTGGGGATGCTGTTGCTTCCGTTACGGGATTCGAAGGTGCTGATTTCGTAGCCGAAGACATAAGGCAGGGTGATATTGTCGTGGTCGAAGAGGGGATCAACCGTGGTTTCTATACGGTAGCCTCGATAGACGACTCGGTGTCTCCGCAACAGTTGATCGTGTTCGAAAACAACAGCTACACCACTTATGTCCTGTCGAATGAGGTCGGTGTAGACTTCGACATTTACCGAAGCGACGTGTTGCAGCCAAGGTCTAACCAGTTGGTATTGTATGAATATTTCAATGTGTTTGAGGTCATCGAACGGATTGATGATGGGATCAGGATGTGTACCCATGACCCCCTCAACCTTTTAGGTGCGTTAGGTGCGTTAACCGAACGTCCGGGCGACCCTGCGGATTACACGCTGTTGGATCACCAATCAGAGGTGAACGACCGCTTTAGTTGGATTCGGGACGCCAGCCCTGACTTGCGACAAGAGATCGTCGCTCTCTTGAAAGGGGTGGAGGCGCTCTATGACATTCGGTATGCGTGGATTGATTTCCGCACGAACCTCGAAGATGGAACGTTAGCGAAAATCGAACGGTACAAAAGCAATTTAGCGAAACGCAAACGTAAGCGGAAGCGCGAACTCACCAAGTTACTGTCGAGTTGATTATGTCTGACGAAAAGCCGAAATGGAAAAAGACTAAGTTGCGCCCTTACAAGGGGTTGGTAGATAAGCTCCAAGAGGTACGGGACAAACTGGTCGAAGAACGTGATCGTCTGGAAAGGGAAATACAGGAAAAGGAACAAAAACAGGATGATGCTTGAGGTTTGGTACACATTAAACGAACGCCGGATGGACCTTGTGCTCAAGAAAGAAGCCACCGGGTTGACGGAAGAGGAGTCGCGAGAGCTTGAAAACCTTCACGAGGTGATCGACTTTTACACCGACTTTTACCAGAAGACCTATCGGCTTTTAGAATCTGACTTTGACCGACTCGTATCCAAATCGGGAACCAATTAAATGGCTGAGTGGAAGACATTTGACTTATCAGACGTCCTGCCGGGCGCTGAGAACCTTGAGGAACTTCAGACGGTAGTCGATGCGCTTGTCGCCGTTGGGGACGTGGCAGTCACCGTTTTGGAAGTCCTGAAAGCATTTTTGGTCGCTCTTCCGAACCCGGTCAGTGCATCCATTTCATTGCTACTGGCTGAAATTCAGACCATCCTCGATAACCTGCGGGAAACAGGGGCCTTCGGGTTGTTCTTGATCCCCACTACGCTGGAAGAAGTGCAAGCCTATAAGGGCGGGTATCCCAAGTTCAAGCAACTGTTTTTACAGAGCCTGTTTGACGTTGAAGATCCCAACCGTCCCCAGATCGGACCGGACGGACACCTTGGAGCATTCTTTTTGTTCGTCAATAAGGATTCGGTTGCTGACTTTTTGCGGCAGGTAATGTCCCTCGCAAACCTGTTCCGGCAGCCAGATTTACACGTCCAATATCCGCCGCCTATAAACGTAACTGTCGAACCCGCTGATGCTGATGGTGATACAGCGGGAAGTATCATCAACCTGTTCGAAGAGGATGACGACCTTACGTCGTTGGTCTTTTCATGGGAAGAGCCAAAGTTTTCCCAGAGCCTTTTTTACGATATTTTTGCGAGCAATAAATTTTACCTTGAACGCTCCAAATCCCGTGAAGGCACCCTCCTAACTCGCGATAAAACTCGGAAAGTACAAGAGAATCCGATCCAAAAGAAACGCAAAGAGGACGGCCAAGACTCACAGATCAAGGAGCCGGTGCTTAATCGGTTGGGCGAACCGATTTATGTGTGGGAACCCGCTTTCCCAAACGACCCTTTTTTCAAGTTGGGTGACGATGACGTTAGTCAGAATTTCATTGCGGGCAGTTATTCGTATGTGATGCGGGACGTGGAAAAGGGGATCGAAAACGGGTATTACTATCGCATCCGGTCTGTGCCTTCGGATACAGGTTTAAGCTACGTCACAGGGCCAAACGGGGAAACAGTATATACCTTGGTGCGCAACGGTAAAGAGTGGTTAGGGTCACAGCCCTCCATGCCTGTGTTCGGGCACCTGCCGGATGTGGATACCAGTTTCGACATGCCTACGGCCCTCCTAAATGTTTATCGGGCCGCTTATCTATTGCGTTTTGATACAGACGCTACCGATCATTCAGATTCGAACCTTTTCATTGGTAGTAGTAGCATCGAACCCGGAATACCTACACGTATTCTTGACGCCGAAGCCGAGGGTGCTCGTGAACCCGAATTCGTGACTGCGTACAGCGACACACTTATCCAAGAGGACCGAGGCGATATCAATTTCGAAATTCTCGAAGGCGGTCTGTTCGAAGACGCTGCGGCTATCGAAGATTATGCCACCTCGCGGCGTTACGTATCTGTTGTCGGATCAATCACGTCTTCGGATACACTAGAAAAGGACCCCTTTGCGGGTGCTCGGGAGTTATTTGATGGTGTTTTTGGTATGTCTCCCCACCAACAATTCAGGATCTGGGTGGACAAGGTAGCCCTTGAACGGGTAGACGAGATCTTACCCACCTTGACACAAAACGAAAGCCTGTACGAGATGGTGAAGAGTTTTTACGAGGATGCGGAAAGCTCCATCGTTGACCTCTTGACCTCAGACGGTTTCAACACGTCCAAAGATTTGATCACAGACGATACAGTCAGGACCAAGGTACATCTGCTGATTCAGACGGTAGATAAATACGTGGTTCTTGGGCAGCCGCCTAATTGGCAATCACTCCGTCTCTTTGAAGATCTCATCCCGGAAGGCGACCAGTTGCTTGACCGCCTATTTCGTATGATGAAGTCGTTTGAAAACGTGTTCGCCGACATAAACGCCGCGATTGAGAACACCATTGACGGCTTGCGGGCAAGGCTTGGAATCCTCAACGATATTGTGGATTTCCTTGACACGATCATTTCGTTTTACGCAAGTCTGGACGCTCTTGACTTTTCGGTGTCGGTGTTGTTCATCCCGCCGAATGTGGGAGGCACTCCGTACTTAGCGCGGGAGTTCATGGAAGCTGAATCGCCTCCCGATACTTCGCCAGATGATTTCTCTGCGGGTGTGGTCCTTGCGTTCGGTGGCGCTGGACGCGGCGATGTCGAAGCCTCTGAAAATGCCATCCGGTTCATTTTTGGCCTGTGATCTCTAATCTTGTTGGCCCTAATCTACTTGTAAGCCTACCTCAGTAGAGATTCTCTGTTTGTCTGGCAGGGTAAAGGTATGGCTTACGATTTTCTAGGTACATTCAAACGGTCGCAGTTCGAACTGTTGGCTGATTACGCGGAAGCGTCCCTGCAGGACGTGGATCCCCGTATAACGTACCTTAAAAGTGAGATTGAGCGGCTGGGGTGGATCGAATATGAATTCGATGAGGAGGGGCGTCGAATTGATTATAACATCCAACCGCTCAATAGTCAACTGGCAAAGTACGCTCTAGCCTTCGAATATTATGGTGGATCTTTAACAGAGCTTCAGATTCGAAGCCGTGGTGATTGGATTTATATCACCAAGGGCGAGTTCAACTTAGACGATGCTGCGCCTTACGCTGGAGGTAAACCTTCGGAGGGTAATTACAGTGAAGGTTCGAGGCATTACGACGATACCGTGCCCGGCAATTATGTGGCGGGCGTAAAGGATTGGATAACACCTAAGATCAAGCGTCAATTGGAAGACCTTGAATTCCGCATCAAGAGGACAATCGACCTTTCGGATCAGTACATCGAAGAGGTGGTTTTGTTGGTGAAGCGTAGTACCGGCGCGGAGACGCTTGAGGACCTCCGCAAAGATATCGACTTTTTCATCACCAGCGAAGATTTTCACTCGGCCACGGACCGCTGATATGTCCAAGGATCTCCGCCTAAAGCACAAATGCCCGCACCACGTGGTCGAAGAGTGGTTGTCTATCGAAGACGATCGGGAAACACTCCGTACCGTGCGTTACCCCTCCAGCCAACAAATAAAGGTCCTGTGGAACCGCATTGAAGTTCCTCGGGATGGTCTGGCTTCTTCCATCGAAGTTACAGGTCTGAAAGCGGAGCCTTTTGAGATCGAAACAGGTGATAACGATACCTTGGCTTTCAGTGTGGATGGTCAGTCAACCCAAACTATCACCCTCCCCAAGGGTCGCAAAATCAAAGCTGCTTACCTTGCCCGGACCATCAACGAGCAAGCCACGGGAATTACAGCGTCGGTAAAGAATGGCCGCCTTACGATCGAGCATAACAAGGGTGGCGCACAGTCGTCACTCAAGATGGAGGGTGGGAATGCTCACGCCACGTTAGGTTTCTCGGCACTCAGGTATTACCGTGGCCGTATTATAGTGCCCGGTTGGGAGATCATCAAGGATAAAAACAACATGGACCCCCACGCTCGGGTGATTCGTTTCCACGAACCCTTGCGTACCGATGACGATATTTTTGAGGTGTCGTACCACACCGTCCGGGGTGTCTGTCGCCGGTGTATGGGTCTTGGGATAGAGAACGATTTCCGGCACGACCGGAAAGGCGATCCTATCTTTGTGGAAAACCAACGCCTCCTTTTGCAGGAGGTAGAAAAGATCGTATTCACGGTGAAAGGGTCCAACCTTTTTCACCGCTGGTACGGCACGTCTATTAGTGAGTTGATCGGCACCAAGATCGTAGGCGGCGGCCAGTATGTAGAGACACAGTTGGTCACAGAGGTTTCCGATGCGCTCGAACGGTACAAGCAAATCAAAGAGCAGCAATCGCGTTACCAGCCGGTGTCGCGAAAGGAGATGCTGCAGCGGATTGTTTCAATCGAAGTGAAGCAAGACAAATACGACGCCACGGTATTCGATGTATCTATCGTGTTGGAAAGCCAGTCGGGTGAACTCGAACAGATCACGGATACCCTGCTTGTGGGCGATGCTAGTTTCGCGCAAGGCTTTCAGCGGGTAAAGTAAAGGTGGTAGAGGATTATGCCTGTAGAACCCCCAAAATTTGTAACGCCTAACGGACAGACAAAAACCACGACCCTAGACTTGGTAACGTCAGTACGTGATCAAGTGCTCACGGGTGAGTTGTCTTCGGATATTGTTGATGTTCAGGTGAAGGTCAACAACGAACCGTTCAAGAGCGACTCAAACCTCGTCTCGTTCGATCAGGATTCGTTTACGGTACCTAACCCTAATGTCTTCCCGGAAGGGCTACGCTTGGACTACGGGGCCAACAAGATCCAAATTCGCATCATTGATGTGACGGGTGGTGTATCTACACCGGCTGTAGCTTCGATTAATGTGATACGGGATTCGGACCTCGATCTGGTGGTATCGCCTCCTTCGGGACTGAGGGTACGTCGCCGGTCAAATGAAGTCGAGATCGTGTGGGCACAAAACGACCTCCCCAATGTCATCGGCTACAATGTATACGGAGCGATTGATAGCGGAGGTGGTACCCAAGGTTACATCAAGCTCAATAAAAACCTCATCACCGAGGTGGCGTTCGAAGAAACTGAGCTTACGGGTGTCGCTGAAGACTCCACGTTCTATACGAGCGAAGGCGGCCAGTTGCGCATTCTCTTGGTGGAAGAGGATTTCAATGACAACCCGGTCAAGACGGTAGGGGAAAGCGTCGTCACCACAAGCCTCCGGGCGACCAATGAGATCAAAGTCACGACCTCCCTTGATGGGGTGGAAACCCGTGACTACCTCCATTTCGTACACGACCGGGTGGCGACTGAAGATGATGGCGTCATTAACAATGAGTTTTTCGCCGACGTCCCGAATGATGAACCTCTGTTTTATGTAATCACTACAGTTGCTTACGACCCGGACACAAATCGGCAGATCGAAAGTACATATAGCTCTGAGCTTGTGGGCTTGCCACTGGTAATCACTACGGGCCTCCAAGAGATTCCGTCCAAGTCTCAGAACGATATTGTCCGGGACTACCTGTCTTCGATCACCCGTACCGACAACCAAGTAAGCGCGATTCCCGGCTCGGTGGTTCGAGATGTGTTCATTGAACCGTTTGCGTCTGAAACCGAACGGCTCCATTTCATCGCCGGGTTCATTCGTCGCTCCCAGAGTTTCTCGACCTTGTTGGCCATTGACGACCTCGATGGTGATGGTGAGTCAGATCCGGTAGCTCAAAACCCCTATAAACAAGCCCTGAAATCGGCGCTTGGTATTGACCGTGATTCCGATGTTCAGGCGCTGATTGACGACTCCTTTGAAAAACTGGCGAGTAATGTCCAGAAAGCTCGTGGGGGCGCAGGTTTTGCGATTGGGCAAGCAATCTTTTACACGACGACGGAACCGACAACGGACCTTGTGGTGGAAGAGGGAACGATTATATCGACCGAATCCAGCCAAGACAATCCTTCGGTATCGTTCACAACGACTTCCCGTGTTGTGCTTCCGTTCGATGTGAAGGATTCGTATTACAATTTGCGTAAGAAGCGCTGGGAGATCCAAGCCAACATCCGAGCAACTGAAGCGGGCGAAGACGGTAACGTAGTTGCCGGGGGAATCAACCGGGTACTTGGCGGTGCTTCCTCCATGCAAGTAGAGAACCTTGAAGCTACACGGTTCGGGCGGGACCGGGAAAGCAACGCCCGGCTTGCCGAACGTGCTATCCTTGCGTACTCCAGCGTGGATGTTGGTACGGAAGGTGGCTATCTATCCACAGCCCTGAAACAACAGGGTGTGTTCCGGGCCAAGGTGGTCAAGTCCGAAAGCGAATTTATGATGCGAGACTATGACGATCTCCGCGAAAAACATATCGGAGGCAAAGTAGACGTATGGTTGCAAGGTCTTGAAGAAGTGCAGGTTACTGACACCTTTGCTTTGCGTTTCAGGGTGGCTCGGAACATCCAGTTCATTCTGGACTCCAACCCCTCCGACCTCATTTTTGTAGCGGACGACCCCCGCCTGTCTCCCGATAATCCGATCACGGAATTACTCGGAGCTACTAGCCAACAACAGGCCCAAGGGTTTGGTTTCCGTAACGTATCGACCGGTGAAGATTTCGATCTCACTAATTACACGATCTTAGATTACAACCGAATCAAGTTGGATGCAAGCCTAACACAGCCTTCCGTCAGTACCAATGACATCGTGGCTGGTGATTTCCGATTCCAAGAAACGAGTCAATACGTCTTTAGTCGGCAGCCTGCGTTCGGGGTGGAAAGTATCTCGTCACTCAACACAGGTGCGGTCCTCGAAGAGGGTACAAACTACCAACTTTATCGGGTCGAAGACCCGTTGCTGGACGGCTATTCGACGCAAGCCCAAGATTACATCGAGATCACTCAGAGCGGGGGCGTGCCCTCCGGGAACACTTTCGTAGTCAATGATGAAAATCATGTCTTAGTGGGTGAAGCTCCTGAACCCCTTGAAAACTTGGGTGTTAATCCGATCAGTGTTCGTGTCTTTAGTTTGGACCGCCTCACAGAATACGATGGCCCTAACTCAGCTTCACCTGATTTCTTGATCCAAGAGGGTGACGAAACGACACCCCTCGAAATTTTCCGGGTACCGTCCGGGTCAATCGGTAACGGTGAAGAGGTGAGCGTCGATTACGAGCACGACGAAAACTTTGAAGTGGAGTACACGATCAACAACCTACTTGATCGTGTTCAGGGGGCTATCAACAAACAGCGGCATATCACGGCGGACGTCTTAGTCAAGCAAGCCATTTCAAATGAAGTGGAACTTGAAATGACCGTCGTCTTGGAGCCGGGTTCCTCCAGAGCCCAAGTGGATGCGGACCTCCGAACCAACGTAAGTCAACTGCTCAACAGCAAAGCGATCGGCGAACCCGTTTACCAATCGGATGTGGTGCAAGCGATCGAAAACACGACCGGTGTTATATACGTGGTTATGCCTTTTGCCCGTATGGCTCTTGCCGATGGGTCGCTGATTATCCGGGAGCCGGTTAACAACGATGCCACGTTCCTAGAGCAGCAAGGCAACGCTAAGGTTTACGTCCTCAAAGACGGCCTCAATTACCCCACGGTGGCCGGTGGTGGAGATGTTTCCCAACACCACGGGGTCTTCGAAGATACGCAAATGATGGATCTCGTAAGCTCGTACAACGACCTATTTAATGAGGCAGGCAAAGCATTAGTCGTGGGGGCCGATGGTCTTAATATCGCCGGGTATAGCGACGACGCCACGTTGACGGCTGCGGGCTATGCTACAGCCACTGAGCGGGAAGCCCGGCGCAAAACACTGACAGCTAACCGCATCTTCTTCAGTGTGGATGGCAATGATTCCCCGGAAAACCACACGTATGCCGCCACTTACGCCGTGAACAGAGATAGTGGTTCCAAATCTATCATGGTCACTGACGTAACCTATCTCGAACTCGGAAACTTTACGATCACATACCAGCAGAGTTAAGATGGCCAACGGATTTAACAACGGAAAGCAAGACCCGTATCCTTTGGTAGAGGAGGGGAAAGGGTACCAGAAACTTCTCATATCGAGAAGTCAAGCGGTCCTCAACGCTTTAATCAACCTGCTGCCCTCCAACTATGAGTCTAGCGTCGTAGGCCCGAATTACACGGTCTACATGAAAGCAATGGCTACGGAGTTGGCACGCATTACGATCATCCTAGAGCGCCTCGGCACAGACGTGTCTTTTGATGAGGTGCGATCTGAGTTTCTCTGGGAGACGGTCGGGTACCTTGTTTTCCTGAACCAACAGTTGCCAGACCTCGAATTCGACGACGAGAGCTTTCGGGATTTCCTCAAAGCGGTCATCGAAATTTACTTTGAAGGGTCAACACCTGCGGCAATTCGCAAAGGCGTCGAGCTATTCACTTCCGAAGAATTCACCATTCGTGAGAACTTCGAAGATGCACGCCAAGAGGGCAGCCCGCTTGATGTTAGTGATCAGTTTGGGTTTTCGCTGGACTTTGACCTCCAAGCGAAGTTCCCGAAAGACGTTTTCCGTTTCGACAAGAACCTCCGGTTGTTGATCGAGATCATCCGCCCGGCGCATACACTTTACCGCCTCCGCTTTATGTTCGGTGAGGACGCGGATCTCCTGAACAATGTGACCGACGAAATGCGGATGCACCTCCGCAACTATTACTATGACGATGCTCGTGGGTATTGCGCGGGTATGGCGGGTTTCGATAGTACATCCGGGTATATCGAATTAGGTAGCCTCAGTGTACTCAAAGACGACGCCACAGACAAGCCCTTGGCTTCCGTTTCGGAAGGCGCAACCCTCTTGATTGAAACCTGCCTTAACAGTGGGCGTTACACCGTCGTTGGGCACCCTACCTCCAATTCGATCAAGGTCTTTCCGAAATTCGAAGGGGCGGAGGACCCGGTATCTTACCACGTCGAAGTGGACCGCCTCGGACGCAAAAAAGAGCTACTGGTCGAAGAAGATGTGTCCAGCCAGTTCTACGATACATCCCGGCTTACCGTAGATGGAGGTGGGCCTTATACCGTCACCGAAATGACGGACACCACACTAACCGCCTCGTCCAACGGTAGCGACGTAGAGTACGTCTGGGACCTTGATGGGGATAACGTATATGATGATGCGTCGGGAGCCTCTGTGACGTACACAGCGCCTTCTGGACCCGCTGAGATAACGGTATGGGTAAAGGGGACCGACCAGCGGGGACGTAAGGCCAAAGATAGTGCCGTTATTGTAGTACTCGATCAGCATCAAGTTCAGATGCTCGGCACAGGTACGTTGACGATCAACGATGTTACGTGGTCCACGTCAGCTTCGGCCTTGATGAACGGTTCAGGTACCCTTGCCCCTTCGCCTACGGTAGAACACCTCGCCTCTGTTTCAATGGAAGGTGATTCTCTCATGGAAGTGATCCTCGGGCGCAACCCAGAGGACCCTTGCGCTATCTCAATGTATGGCTTGGCTTTCGTGGAAGTTGAAGCGTTTTTGGATCACAAAGGAGACGCTGATTTAACAGGAACGGCCTCCTTGGGTTCAACCCCCGTCATGGAAATGTTCAGTGCTGTAGATATGGTGGGGGCAGCTATTACGGATATAGGTGTCACCCAAGTGTTAAGGGTCTCGGCGGCTATGACGGGATCCGCTACCACCGTAACCAGCCCAACAGCCATCGCCTCGGCAACGGTAACTATGGCGGGGTCTGCCACGACCTCGGTGGAAAGCGAAGAAATTTCCACAGCATCCGTCTCTATGGTGGGATCCGCATCTATAACAACAGGTGCTCAGGCGTCTACGCCAATAACCACCTCCATGACGGGGACCGCAACGATTTCCGTCGATTCGACTGTAACACAAGACGTTTCCGTTTCTATGACGGGCACAGCAACGACAACAATCGATTCAACCTA